TTAATATTTGTCGTAAGTTAGATACCATTGATGATAGGTTACCTACTTTAATTATCGGATGGGAAAAAACAAAAGAACTTGTTGAGGATGAGGTATCTATTTTACACAAACAAATTAATTCTAAGTTATTTTGGACTTTCACCACAAAAGAAAGAAAATCAGAATATGAAACTGATTTAGATTCATTTATTTCTTTTTGTTATAATTCTTTTGGGGAAAACATCCCATATGTTTATTTGGACTTGTTATATGGTAAAAAAATGGTAAACTTTAGAATTATAAGAAAAATATTGAATTTAAAAAACCCAACTACCTATATTTCACCTAATGATATGATTTATATATATGGTGAAAACTTAATATTTGGTATAGATTTGAATGTTTTATCTTTAATTGAAGGTAAAAAAGAAAAAATAACTAAAACAATTAAAAACTTATCGAATAATACTTTGATAGATTCTGAGATATTTAATAAATGTAAGGATTTTATTTATAAAATAAAAAACAAAAACAGATATATTCCCTACATTTATACTTATGGAATCGAACAATAAAATTATAACGCTAGCGTCTTTTGTATATTTGGATAAAATAGATAGTTTTAAGAAATATCTATACAACAGATTTAAAATATTAGATAAAAACATTTTCCAATATACCTTTAACGAAGAAGACAAAAAGATTTTAACCTTTATGGTTAGGTTAAATCAAGGACAAAGAGTTGATACAAGTTCATTTTACCCACCTACTATTATTGTACATAAAAAAGGAGAATGTTTCTATACGATCAACGCACTTAATCAATTAATTGAAAGTATAAGTGATACAGATAATGGAAACATAAATCATCAAGATGTAAAAATAGATTGGGATAATTATCAAAATAAAATGTTAATTATTAAAAATGAAGAATTAAAAATATTGACAATAAATAAAGATTTTTCCTAATTTCTTAATATTTATAAATAAAATGTATTATGGAAACTAAAAAAGATACTAAGGAAAAAGAAACTTTGGAAAATAAATTAGATAATTTTCTTAATGACACCAATAAACAAAAAGAGTGTGAAGGTGATGAATGTTTAATTAATGACGGAAAAGAAATCGTTGAAAGAGTAAACAAAGTTTATAAGACTAATGATGGTAGACAACTATTAATGTGATATGAGTAAGAAAAATTTATTATCCGAAGATTTAAAAAGATATAGACAGTTATTGGAATATACTTTCTATGTACCAGAAGAAGAAAAAGATGAAGATAATCTTTTATTTGATGGTATGTATATAACAGAACAAGACCCACCTGCGGAAGAAGAAGATCCTTTTGCAGATACTGAAGAGACACCAGAAGAAGTAGAGGATACTACTACAGACACTGAAGAAGAAACAGAGGCAGGTGCAGATACTGAGGGTGAAACTGATCCTTTTGGTGATACTGAAGTTGAGGATGAGTTTGCGACTGAAGAACCATTAGGTGGTGAAGATACCGTAGAAGTAGATGTAACAGATATTGTTGATAAAACTGAAGAAACAAAAACTTCTGTTGATGGTGTAAGTACTAAGATGGATGATTTATTAGCTAAATTGTCGGAATTAGAAACACAAGTTTCTGGAATGGATAACGTTATTAATAAAATCGATGAGTTAGAAAAAGAAATCGAAAGAAGAAACCCTACTCCGGTAGAAAGATTAGAAATGAGATCAATGGATTCATTCCCTTATAGTGTTAAATTAACTGATTATTGGAAAGATAAAGAAGGTTATGAGGCAACAGAGGAGGAAGAAGAATTCACATTAACACAAAGTGATGTTGACAATTTTGATGAAAAAGAAATAAGGGCATCGTTTGGTTCAGAAAAAGAAGAAGAAAAATAATTTATTATAAAATATCTAATTAAAACCTCACATAAGTGGGGTTTTTCTTTTATTACCTATTGACTTTTTGAAAAACTATACGTAATATTGTATATTAATAATTTAAAAAATATATACAATGAGTAACAGTTTAGATGCTATTTTGGCTCAGTATGAAAAAAACACTGAACCAACTAAAAGTGGAAACAAATTGTCTAGTGAAGACAGACTTAAAAAGTATTTCACAGAAAAATTACCTAAAGGGGTAAAAACACAAACAAAAACTTTCAGATTATTACCTACTAAAGATGGTAAGTCTCCATTTACTGAAGTTTATTATCATGAAAAACAAGTTAATGGTAAATGGGAAAAAATCTATTGTAACCATTTAAATGATGGTGAACATTGTCCATTATGTGAGGCGAAAGATGCTTTATATGAGGATGGATCTGAGAAAGCTAAAAACTTAGCAAAAGAATTTATTCCTAGAAAATTCTACGTAGTTAAAGGAATTGATAGAGAGAATGAGGATCACGGAGTTAAGTTTTGGAGATTTAAACACAAAAAGACAGGAGATGGTGTAATGGATAAACTAATCCCTGTGTTTAAACTTAAAGGTGATATCACTGATCCTAGAGAGGGAAGAGATATTATTATTTCTTCAGGTAGGAATGATAAAGGTCATAGTGTAGTTAATTCTATTATGGCGGATGATGTAACTATTCTTACTGAGAATAAAGAATATGCAAACGAATGGTTTAACAATGAAGAATCACACAAGGATGTATACGCTAAAAAGTCTAATGAATATTTAGAAATTGTAGCAACTAATAAAACTCCTATTTGGGATTCTGAACAAAAGAAGTTTGTTGCAGAAGAAGATAAAGAAGAAAAAGAAACTGCTTCATTGTCAGAAGAAATCAATATGATGAGAACTGAAACTACAAAATCTTTTGAGTCAGACTATAACAATGATGACGATGATGAGGATTTTGATAATGATGTTGAGGTATCATCCTTAGACGATGACGATGAATTACCATTCTAATTGATGATATGGCGAAACAACCACTAAAGAAAAAAGCATCTGATTTTTCGTCTATAAGAAAGAAGTTTTCCTCTAGTGATAAGTACAAAGAACAAAAGTACTTTGATCTAGGGGAAGCCTTTCAGAAGGCGACAGGAATACCAGGTCCTGCTATGGGTCAGATTAACATGCTTTTAGGACACTCAGATACTGGAAAAACAACCGCACTAATCAAAACTGCGGTTGATGCACAAAGAAAAGGTATCTTACCTGTTTTTATCATTACAGAACAAAAATTTAGTTTTGAACACGCTAAACAAATGGGTTTAGAAACTAACTACGTTGAAGAGGTTGATGAAGAAACAGGTGAGGTTATCGGTTATTGGGATGGATTTTTGTTATATAAGTTAGGGTTTGATTATATTGAACAAGCATTTGATTATGTTACAGAAGTTCTAAACGCACAAAAAAATGGTGAGATACCACACGATATTGTGTTTTGTTGGGACTCTATTGGTACAATTCCTTGTCAGATGAGTTATGAAGGAAAAGGAGGTAACCAACACACTGCAAGAATTATATCGGAAAAATGGGGTATGGGTATGGCTCAGAGAATTACATCTTCTCGCAAAGTCACATCTGAATACACCAACACTATGGTATTTGTAAACCAACCTTGGGTAGAGTTACCTGATAATCCATTCGGACAACCTAGAATACAACCAAAGGGAGGACAGTCAATTTACTTATCTTGCGCATTAGTGTTCTTATTCGGAAATCAAAAAAGTTCAGGTGTCTCAAAACTAAATGCTACCAATAAGGGTAGAAAAGTTAATTTTGCGATAAGAACTAAAGTAGGTATTCATAAAAACCATATGAATGGTTTGGGTTACGCAGATTGTAAAATTCTCGCAACTACACATGGATTTGTTGAAGACGATAAGAAAGCAATTGATCAATATAAAAATGATTATAAAGATTATTGGGCAGAAGTTTTTGACTCGGTAGGTGATGATGTTATGTCTTTTGATGTGATTGAAGGAGATATGATAGAGACACCCGTTGATTATTCAGATAATTGATTTGTTTAACGTTTAATCAATGATGAGTGAGAATTCCAAGTAAGAAAAAAAGAATCCAAAGAACATTATTAGTTGACGGAGACTCGTTGTTAAAAACCGCCTATCATGGGGCTAAAAATCTTTACTATAAAGAAACCCATATAGGTGGTATTTTTCAATTCTTAACTATGGTTCGTAAAATGTTGAATGAATATAAATTCGACAGAGTATATGTATTTTGGGATGGACAATTTAGTGGTAGACTAAGATACGATATTTACAAAGACTATAAGTCTAATAGAGACAAAGATTTCTATAACGAACAACCACCATCAGAAATAGATTTATATTTACAGAAAGAAAGATTGTATTCTTATCTTGAAGAGTTATTTATAAGACAATACAGAGATGATATTGTTGAGGCGGATGATTCTATAGGGTATTATGTAAATAATATGTCTGAGGACGAAAGAGTGGTTATTATGACAAGAGA